TGCGGCTGTTGCCATGCCGCTTGAGAATGTTTCAGCGTCAGCCGTTGATGCGCTTGTCGATGCGGCTGTGGCAATGCCGCCAAGGAATACATCAGCGGCGGCACTTGTTGCGGTTGTGGATGCAGCGCTTGCTGCGCCATCCACCAAGCCTTCACCGTTTGCCGTAACCGTTGAAACGCTTGCCGCGGTTGCTGTGCCTTCTTGAACGATGGAAGCCAATGCGGTTGCATTGCTGTCGCTTTGCGCTGTTGCTTGTGCATTGCGATCAACTTGAGCGTCTGCCGTTTGGCTTGTGTCGCTTGCCGCCTGCGCCGTAACGCTGAAAAGTATTGCGCCAACCGCTGAAACGGTTGATGTTGATGCGGCAGTGGCTTGCCCGTCAACATAAATGACGGATGATCCTGAATAGTTGCCTGTTCCGTAGGTGCCAAAACCGTAGTTGCTGCCGCTGCCTGGCGTTTTCTCGCCAGCCGCTTCCATGGTGCTGACGCCCGTTGCAACAGCTTCGCCTTCAACATAATTTTGGTCTGGCGCCGAATATTTGCCTGCGCCATAAGCCGCTGAACCATAGTTGTCAACGCTGGCATCGGTTCCCCATTTGCCAGCGCCGTATAAACCAGTTCCATAATTCAGGGCCATTCAGCTTTTACGCCAAAGTGACTGACAGGTTTCCAGTTGCGAAACGGAAAACGTCACCATTGCCAACGGCTTTCGATGTCGTTAAATCAGCCCATGACAGCATGTTGCCTGACGTTGACGCATCAAAAATAGCGGCGGCAACAACAGTGCCCCACGATCCGGTTGCTGTTGGAAATTCAACGTTGCCCGAATTGCTTGCAGCGGTTGGCGATGTGCCTGATACGGAAAACGTGACAGCGGTTCGCAAGTAACCGTTACCACTCACTTCAGTACCGCCGCCAGCATCCGTGGGTGCCGTGGTAAATAGTCCAACATATAGGGAAGAAGGCGATGTGTAGGATGTGTTGGTAAACACATGCTTCATTACCTTATCTTCAAGATAATCCGAAAATGATCCGGCCATTAGTAACCCCTTGCTCTCATGCGCGGCGTGGTGCCGCTAAAGTTTGTCCTTTGCTCTTCGAGCATCAGATCGTTGAATGCTTCCTTATACAACGCGCCCCATGTGCCAATGCGTTCGTCATCGCGCAGATAAGGCGCGCTTTGAACTAATGCGCCATACAGATACATGGCTGGCGATTTCGTAAGTAACCAGTTGGTTGTGTTGCTATCTGTCAACGCGGCGATCTTTTTGTAGTAGGACATCTCCACTTCAAATTCGCCACTTGGTGATGGGATGACTTCAAACGTTGACCCAACAATGCTGTAATACTTGGGTTGATTGGCGCTATAAAAAAACTGTGTGCGCAAATCGTCGGCTTGCTCATTGCTTACAAACGATAACTTCACTGGCACCGTTGTGTTCAGTTGAATGTTGATCATTTGGAGGAAATCGGCAGGCAACTCGGTGTACTGCGTATCAAGTGATGCCGTTGCGCGCTGCACCATATCGCGCGTTCTCACATTGCGATTGAACGTTGCTTCCGCCAACTCGATGAATGTCGGAATGACGGACGTTAAGTCATCGCGGTTCAACCAATCCGCAATGCTTGTTTTCAATCCGCTGTAAGTATTCAGTGCCATCAAGCCACCTTTTGAGATTCTTCGACCGGCGCGCCAGCTTGTTTTCTGCGCTCATCTTCCATCGGTCGGAGTGCCCAGGTATGCTCGTGCTTATACTCAAAGGTTCCGATGTGTCCAATTTGCTTGGACAGGTCATGATCAATATACAACGGAATGCCGTTTTCCCGCAACAGCTTGCAGAAATAGACATCTTCGCCCATGTAACCTTTTGCCGCGGTATCCCATGGCGTTGCAAACCATGGCATGTCAATGACTTTGAAAACGTTGATGTCCACCAGCATCACGCCAGTGCCAACCATGTCAACTTGCTCCAAACCCGTGTCTTCGGGCATCGAGTAACGCAATACTTTTCTTCCTGTTGCTTTATCGTAGTTGCCAGCCGTGGGGCCGGTTGGCATTCTGCGCCTGGCGCAGTTTGCCGCCACAACGCACTCGCCATGGGCCAGTAGGCGCGCGATGGTGTCAGCAGGAAAGCGCATGTCGCTATCAAGAAACAGCAGATAGTCTGCATTGGCGTGGATAGCGTTCATGACTAATTCGGTGCGCTGCGAGCAAAGCAATGTGCCTTGGCTCATGAGCAAATTCACAATGTCACCCGTGTTGCCAATGTGGTGGCTAACAGCATTCACCAGATCAAAAGTAAACATCGTATGCACTTCATCGCGTGCAGGAACGCAAACAGAAATAATCCGTTTATCAGTCATTAAACCCTCCCAGGTCTTGTGCGAAAGTGTCGGTTGTCTGGATCATTAAGCCAGCGCTTAAAGTCCGTTTGATTGCGCGTGATGCCTTTACCTACCAATTCCATAAATAAATTCATAGGAATTGAAGCGACCTTCACGCCATGACCATCACCTGACCATCTTGCACGTTCATCGACCTGGTTGAATTCAGTCTTATTGGTTTCAACAATGGGTTGGACGTTTTGGATTGTCTCGATGACAGCCGTATCGGTATCTTCATCAAAATGCCAGATTCGGGTGATACCTAAAAGCTCGTCTTGTTCAAAGATCCGTTTTTCCATGTAAAAAAGGGCGGGTTTCCCCGCCCCTTCCTGAGTCAAGATTACGACGTGAGCAGGTCAGCGGCAATGCCGTGTGCCTTCTCGTTGTATACGGCAAGGCCGTATTCCGCCAAAAGTAAGCGCTTCTCAGCGTCACCCGTGGTTGCAAGTTCAACTTGCTGGAATGGGCGCAGGAAGTGCACGCCAGCGTAATCAGGCGACAATACAAACGCATCGCGCTCACGCTGGAATCTATTGGGGACGATGTTGACTTGACCAAAGTCTCCGACGTAGATGTCAGCCGCGCCAATGATCTGTGCTTGCTTTCCAGCCGGCACATCACGGTAACGCGTTGCAATACCGTTGAAACCGCTAACGGTTTGCTTGTTAACTGGGCCAGTCATCACAATCGAAGGCTCGCCGCCACTTGTCCACACTTGCTGAAGAACGCTCTTAAGGATCGTCTCAGTGAACGTGCGAACCGTTCCATCCGAACGCGTTGCTGTGGGAAGTGTGGTGTACGAAGGATTGCCGCCACCCGAACCAATCGACGTGTTGGTCTTGATGAACGCCAACAACGAACCAGTTTTTTGTGCGGTTGTGGAGTCACCAGCAGTTGCGCCTTGGTTGGCCAACAGGATGGTTTCCATGTCGCGCTTTAGCTCGGCAGCTTTCTTCGCCAACTGGTAAGCCAGTTCGCTCTTACGACCTGCTTTGTTAACGGCTTCCATGGTGCCGGAAATCACAACAGTCTTGCGGCTGATCTGTGTGTAGTTGCCCAACTGAACGGTTGGCGTCACGGCTTCGTAGGTGGTGAGATCATCACCCTGAAGCGCTGCATTGCTGGTTGTTGCATCAGCAAGTGCGTCGGTCTGCCACTGGAACAGCGTATTGGAAGCGGTGCCGCGACCAATATTGTTCATGAAAGGCGTGGTTTCGGGAGAAATGTTGTAAATCTGGTTGCTTAAATCCTCACGAATACCCTTTGCAGAGTAAGTGAGGAACGTATTTGATGCGATAGTCATGATAGTTCCTAAAGAAGATGTTCAAAAAGTTTGGCTGCGTCACGGACGTTGCCCGTTTTTGCAAGGCGCTGTCTGGCTCGTGTCACCTCATTCACTTGAACCTTCGCGGCTTGTGGATTACCTGGCGCAACAGTCTTTGTCTTTGGCGCTTCAACCTTAGCTTTCACCGTTTGTTGCTTCGCCATGATCTGATCAAACATCATGGCTTTGCGTAAAACCTTTACGACACGATGATCAACAACACCTTTCAAATCATCGGGTGAAAAGCCTTCTTTGACGCCAAAATCAATCAATGCAGCTTTTTCGGATTTAGCCGTGTCTGGATTCTTCCATTCCGGTATGGCAGAAACCAACAAATTAGCTTCTTCCTTCAACTTAGCCTGCATTGCGCGCTGATATTCCTGCTGTTGCAACTGATTCAAGCGCTGGAGTTCGGCCTGTGATGCCGCCAATTTCTCTGAACGCTGACGCTGCAACTCGGTTTGCCGCACCCACTCGATTGGATCTTCACGGTAAAGTTTTTCCATATCGACGGGCGATTCTTGTTGCTGCTGCAATTGTTGTTGCAATGCAGTAAGCAACTGTGCATAAGTGGCACGCTCTTCACGGACTGCACCAAGCTCTGCTTCAGCGGCTTTGCGCTGTTCTGCAAGTGCCTGTGTTTTCCGTGTGTAATCCGCGGTGCGCTGATAGCCTTTGAGCAACTCGTCAAGCGGAACCTTCTCTTCCTTACCATCAACCTTGACGGTGAAAGTGGGTGGCTCTTCTGGTTGCTTGCTTTCTTCGCTTTCCTCGGACTCGCTGGACGCTTCAACGTCATCAGATTCTTCGCCTTGCTCGTCTGAATCGGCTGCATCATCCCCTGACGCCTCAACGTCGCCTTGTGGCTCCGTTTCGGCTTGCGCCTCTGTCGCTGCCTGTTCTCCGTCTTCTTCGGCAAGCAATGCTTCAAAGGCTTGTGCGGCTTCCCGCACACTCATGGCGGCATTATCCGCCAAAACAACTGATTCGTCACTCATAAGATTCCCTGTTTCGATTCGGACCGCTTGCGCATACGATCAATCGTGGCGCGCGTGAGCGTTCCATCTGCCAAGACACTGCTGAAAAACTGTTGCACACGTTCAAGTGCTTTGAATTCGGAAAATATTTTCTCTCTAACGTCAACCGATTCGCTCATTGCCCAATCGTCAAGCAATTGTTGCCTAACGGCTGACCACGCTTCCTGGTAAAGCGTGCTTTCTAAAATGCGTCTCGCTTCATTGCTGCGCTGGATGCGTTCTTCGTTCGTCATTGCATGGGTTGCATAGGTTGCTGTGCTTCCATTTGCATACGCTCACGATCAACGGCCATCTTGGCGTTGATTTCGGCTTGCGTTTGCGCCAGGCTCACACCGTATTTCAATTCCATTTCTTGGCGGCGCAAGATGCCATCTTGCTCAATCCTGTCGCGCTCACGATCATCAGCACGAAGCATTTTCTCACGCTCCAATGCCAACTCTGCCGCTTTCTTCTCAATATCGGCTTGGATCGCCTGAACCTGTACTTGCGTCAATGCTTCGGACGGATCAGGGCGCGGTTGCGGTTGCGGTGGCGTGTAATCCATGGGCAATTGATTGATAAATTGCGTTGTGTCTTTATATCCCGCCATCTCGATCAGCTTGCCTAGCGTGTTGGCGTATTGACCAATTGTCACCAACGGATTATTAGGGCCAAGCGATTGAAGGATTTGTTCTTGCTTGGCGGTAATCGCTTGCAAAAATTGGATCTTCTCGTCAGCGCCACCCGTACCAAGTCCGACGTTGACGCTCACATCCATCGTTGCATCCCAGGCGCGCGGATCAACTTCCACCCACTGGTTACGCAAACGCACAACGCGCGGCTTGTCCTGATGGCGCGTGATCAGGCGCAGCAATCCTTTAAACAAACGCTTCATGCCGATTTCGGCAAAGATGCGTGCAATCAACTCGATATGCTGTTGAGCGGCTTGAACAGTCGCTTGGACCGCCAAACGTGTTGTGGACTGCAATGCGTCTGCATTCAAACCCATGGACGCTTTCGACATGCCAGTGCGCGCTTCTTTGACTTGATCCATGTATTCGATCATGCCAAAGGCTTGCTGGCCAACGAATGGCGTATTGAATGGCTGCACCATGCCTGGCGCTCTGGCGCGAATAATGGCGCCGTTTTCGTTATTCAGCACATCATCAAGATTGACTTGACCCTCAACGACAACGGTGCGCGGGTGAATGGATTGCGCCAACGAATCAAGCATGTTGCGAAGAATCACGGACTTGATGCGCTGGATGTCCATCGTGACATCAGCCGTTGACATGCCAAAAAACGTATGCGGCTCAGGATCAGGCACAAAGTAAGTGAACGGTATATCGTCAGCCGGCTCGTTGGCAACGATCTTATATGACGGACCCATCGTGCAAATCTTGCGCAACTCGGCAATGCCATCGCCATCAACATCAAGGCGAATATATGATTCAAGATATAAAACGCGGCGCTGCGCAGGGTTGTTGTCACTTTCGCCAAACATCATTTGCGCAGGATTGCGTGCAATGCGTTCAATGTTGGTGTCTAGCTCATCTTCGCCCGTGTTGGCTTCAACCTCTTCTTGGTCGTAACCCATGGCCACCAACTCAGAAACAGTGGCAAGTTTGCGGTGAGCAACAATATCGGCGTCTTCAAAACTGCGAGCGCGTCTGTCAATAATGAATTCTTCAGGCGCCAACGATTCAACTCGTACTTTCTTGATCGTTGTCTTGCGGCGGATCTTGACTTCGTGAACCATCACGGTTGGCGTTAACTGCTGACCAGTAACCGGATCAATAACGGGTGGTGGCGCGTTGTTGTCAATCTCGCTTTGAAGATCAACCATTTCAACGCCATCTTGGCTCAGCAATAACGTTAGCTGCGCATCATCCATGCCGCTATACGTTTCGTTTTTTTGGTAGACCTTTTCATCAATCCACCACTTAATTACACCCGTTTTCCGCACCAAAGCATCTTTGAAAGCGGCGTGAAGCGTCACGAAGAAATTATTGTCTTCGTTCAGAATGTATCGGACATAGTCGGTGGCTTGCTCTGCCATCGGCACATCTTCTTTGGAACGCGGCACATACTGCACAACGTTCTCGCTGGAAAAGAAAATGCGCATAAGGCTTGGCAAAATGGCTTGTACGGTGTCGCGCACATCCATTGAAACAACTTGGCTGCGACCCTCTTCTTCATCGCCAAACGCATCGCCAAAGTAATACTCTGTGGCTTTGGCGCGAAGGTTGCCAATCTCCAAGTCGATGAAATTAACAGCGTCATAAAGTTCAGCGGCAACAACGGCTTGAATCTCCGTGTCATCCATCTTTTGGCCGGATTTAATGCCCGTTGCAAGTTCCGCTTCAATGTCCATGTGTCACCATTTCACCTTGTTGGCCCAATAAGCAGCGCTCATTTTACCTTTAGCGATGTTCGCCGCATGGCGTGCTTTGAAAGCCTCGTTTCGTTTGGATCCTTCAGGACTTCCGCTGACACCTTGCTGGCCAAAGCGAATCAGCTTGACTTCATCACCCGATTTCGCCAAGACAGCGTGGGATTTCGTTGGGTGGCTTGGCGTTTTCTTTGGCTTGTTGTAACCGGAAAACGTCTCTGATCCGCGCTTAATCACGCCATTCACTCCTGGCCTGGGAAGTTTGACCTGTAAAAACGCATAACTTGCATTGTGCGTCGACTATCTTGATCTCTGGTGATGGGTCCGCCAACAAGCCATGCGTCACATGTTCTTGATGCTGCGCATTTGAAGTGGAACAATTCGCAATACCCAAGATTTGCAGCGTCTTGGACCATAGCTTCAAGATCAACGCTTTCATCGTCATCATTTTCTTCGCCTTCCGCGGCGGCGTTTTCAACATCGCCTTCGTAATCGTCATCTTCTTCGATGTGCATACCTTCGGTGATGCACTCAATCATGCCTGGCGTTTGAATAAATGCTGCGCAATTGCCGCAGCGCATACTCATGGCTTGCTCTAAGTCAGTGTTCCAAGTCTTTGATTTTGCACGCCAAAAGTCATCGTTTGGTAATTCAGGATTAGCTGGACCGTAGCCCACATTAGCAAAAGCCCAGTTGCGATTCTTAAGATTCGCAAGCGGATCTTTTGTTTCAATCGGACATTCCATTACATGGGCTTTCGTGTGATGCCGGCTTCAGACAGTGCAATGGCCACGGCTTGCTTGGGATTCTTGACCTTCGGGCCTTCCTTGCTACCCGAATGCAATTTTCCTGCTTTGTATTCCTTCATGACTTTGCTGATCTTTTTCTCGGCTTTGGTTTTCATGGAATGATGTCCGTGATGGTGACGTGAAACGAATGATTGTGGCCAGAAATGATTGCCACTTTATCGCCAGGCTGAACAGCAACGTATTCGTTGGTGTAAGCAGGAATAATCGGGTGATCGGTGGTTGCCGTGGGATTGGCGCCGGTATTGAAGTGCAAATGCTTGCCATCATCCGAACCATTGGAGATTCGCATGAGCGTCACGCCGGTGCCGGCTGCGTGCGATTGCTGGCTTACGTCTGACGTGGTGAGCATCGTGGTTGTGCCAAATTTGCCCACCATCGCCGGAAGCAACTGACCTTGTGAGTCACGGACAATCTTGCTCATTTGGATCTCGCAGCGCGCATGTTGTCAACAAGATTCGGATAAGGCCGACCCGCTGACTTCGCCATGGCTTTGGCGGATGCCTTCTCTTTCTTGGATAGCTTATCGGGCTTTCCAAGGCTTTTTGGACGTGGCTTGTCCCAAACGGGTTTGGCTTTCATGCACAAACCCTATACGAAGACTTGAAAAAAATCAAGATGCGTGTTAATCGCCCCTGATCTTCTTGATCAACTCAATGCACTCATCAAGCAATTTGTCGGACTCTTCGAGCAACTCTTTGGCCATTTCGTTGCACACTTCCATTCTGACTTCAATCGGAATGTTCTCGACTAAGTTATTGACTGTGGCTTTGATCGCCATTTGCTCCAGGTTCATCCTTGTCCTTTCAATAGTTCAGCGGCATCCATGTAACCGTTTTTCTCCAGCACCTCAATGCAATGGTTTAAGCGTCCTTCGCTTGCAACAAACTCGATCTGCGCCGCAAAGATAAATAAATTCTCTGCGTGCTGATCAAACCCCGTGTTTCTGGCAATACCCATCACATCGCCAATCGTTAAGTCTTTCATTTCAATGCACCTTTTATATGTTCAGGCACCTTGGGCAATGGCGCCCAGGCAATCGCCCATGTCTCCCATGTTCCGATCACGCAAACACCGCCAGGCGTTAACAGCAACATTTTCACGCCTAGCGGTGGGGGATCATCAGTGGGCGTGCGCCATACGGCCTGGCCCGCGAGGTAGTCTTTCACGCCGCCCTTATACCAAATGGGTTATGCCACAGCACTTTCTCCTTAGGCTTACGCGGCTTAAAGGTTTTATATTCCTCTTTCACCTCGAAATAGTTCACCAGGGTTTTCTTCCACGGGATCTGAATGTTCTTGATCCCTTTTGACTTCACAACAAGATCTTCTTGCGCCAATTCGGTCATAAGTTGATCAATCCTTTTGCTGGTCATATCAAACTTCTTCGCCAAGTGACAGGCATTGACAGGGTTCTTTAACCCTTTCAGGTAATCAAAGATCAACTTCTTTCGCTCTTCCTTTAGCATTTTCATGTGCTTGCTCATGGCACTTTTCTCCTGTTAAACAACTGCCTTCAAATTTCTTTTCAATGGTTTATTCCATTTCGATGTGTAGGACTTGCCGTAAAGCGCAATGCCTGCGTCGCTGGCAAAGGTCAACGCCAACGCATCGGCCATATCAGGCGAACCAATCCCGCGCTTGCGCATCTCGTCTTTGCTCTCTAGCTTCATCTTGCCGCTGGAGTTAAACGTGTAACGCGGTGCGACAAGTTCCGCCAATAACGAATCGTCCTTGGGTAACTTGCAATCGCGCTTTTCAAGCCATGCTTTCATCTTGCCCCATAGCTCGGCACGCAAGTTAACGTAAATCGTACCCATGGCAGGTGACTCTGCAACGTTGATGCCGCGCGCTGGCAAACCCAATTCCCTGAGTCGATCAACAACACCGGCACCCAACCCAATTGAATCGACAAGGATTTCAATGGGCCTGTCTTCCAATTTCACGGCTTCGTACTCAGCAACCACGGCACCCGTTGTCTGCATCAAATCTAAATTCTTCCACTTGCGAATCTCGTTGACAGCGTTTCCTTTCCTTTTCGCCAATGCCGTGGCGTCAGTACCAAATCGCGCCACATCCAATCCCCACACGATAGGCGCATCTTCTGATGCCGATACGTCACGATGGAAAGCGCTATCCACCAAGTCAAAACCAATCAATGTGTCGTCATCCGTTTTTGGAAACTCGCCTAAAACGCGAATCCGAAACGCGTTGGATTCCTCGCCATAGCGCGACGCCATATCAGCGATGTAGTCCTTCGACACGCGCCTTGAGTCATAGCAAGACACGCGACGCGTCCACCATTCATCTTTCAAACGATTGTGCGTGTCAAAGAAAAACCCGCTCGATTTCGTTGGGTTGCCAAGCAAAATCGTCACGGCGCTATGCCCTGACATCGAACCCGCGGCAGCTTCAAACACGGCTTCAGGAACGCCGGACGCTTCATCCGCCACAAGCATCACATGATCGCTATGCACACCTTGCAAGGCTTCGGGTTGCTCGGCACGCGATGTCCTGGCCGATATAAACGCTTCCGTGGGTGACGCCACAAGCTCAATGCGATCCGTTTTCATCTCAAGCAAATCGCGCCACAAGGGCGGCAACTCTTTCACCCATCGCTTGAGTTCAGCAAACAGCGCGTCATACAACTGGCTCGATGTTGGCGCAGTAACAACCACTTTCACCGGGTAGCGCGTCAACACATACCAGATCATCGCCCATGACGCGCCGGTTGACTTACCTACACCGTGGCCAGATCGCACGCTGATCTTTCGCTCGCCATCCGATATAGCTTTCAAAAACTCATCCTGCCACGCGTCAGGAGTAACCCCTATCACTTCTCGCACAAAAAGCGGTGCGTTCTTTCGGTACTTGTTGATCGCCTCAACAAACACACGATTGAGATCCTCTTGCGTCCTAATTTCCACGATTCAATACCTTTTTAACCGCCACATGCGAAATAGCCACACCGTGACGCTTTCTCACCTCATCAGCAATGGCGCGCAGTGACATGGAACCGGCAAGCGATTTCATCGTTTCAATGGCCGCCTGCTGCTCGGCAATGGGCACGAGCGCGGCATTTTTCCCGCTACCCTCAACCCTAAACCCAAACGGTGCATGGCCGCCAATGTGCCCGCCAGCCTTTCGCTTGGCGGCCTGTCCAACGCGCTGCCGATCCTTAATCACGCGGCGCTCATGCGTAGCAAAGGCCGCCATGATCTCAAGCATCAGCTGCCCGTAAATATTCTTTTCATCCGTTACGTCGCCATGCCCATTAATAATCAACCGGATCTGCTTTTCCTTAAACGCGTGAACCGTATTCAACGTATCCATCGAGTTACGGCTGAACCGATCCAGTTTCGCCACAACAATCACATCACCTGGTTGCGGCGTTACACCGTTTGCCGCCAAACGATCAAGAAAATTCAAATGCCCCGATACACCGGCATCCTCAATAAACTGATCAATCACCAGGTTATGCGTTAACGCGTTACCCGTCACTTCCCTGCGTTGCGTGTCCAAACTCGTACCGTTGGCTTGCTCATCCGTGCTAACCCGCAAGTATCCGTAATTCATAACGCGATCCAAACCATCAGTGCATACAAAGCGCCGAACGCGGCACCGCCAAGAATCAAAGTTGTTGTGCTTGAGTTCATGCTTACCCTCGTGTTGTTTTGAATGGGGCCGTGGCCCCTGTGATTAACGCCTGGTTACTGTGATCCAACCTGTTCCGCAAAATTGCACCGAGTCTGCTTTTGTACTTCCAGCAGGCATGAAGTGCGGCGCATCAATTGAATCAAAACTGTAGTCATCGCCAACCAACTCTTGAAAAGCATCTGACATGACATGCAGCATCCTTGCTTCTTGCCAAGGCTTGAATGATTGCTTTGCTAATTCCATTTGTTTCCCCTCGTGTTGTGTCAGTGGTGTAACTGTACACCGCGTTTACAGTCATGTGTTGCGGTTACTCAAAAATTTTTTGGTTGGCCGACGAACGGATAAACGGTATGGGTGGGGGTGGGCGCGGAACGCGGCAAGGAACTGGTGCCCGTAATGCGGAACGCGGCAAGGAAACAAGTGCCCGTGATGCGGAGCATAAGTGGGCGCGGAAAAGAACTGGTGCCCGGTTGCCGTAAGGTAAGTGGGCGCGTGTTTGGTGCCGCACCAGGCCCGCCCCCCGAAACTTCGCAAGGGTGGGGGTGGCCGCGCACCGGGCGTGGCGTCAGCGCAACGCGTCAGCCGTTGTGCGGCGCAACATCAATCACATTGGAATGGTCGTTTACGGCGTTTACGCGATTGGCCTGTAAATGCGCCGTGTTGATGCTTAGTTGAACCGTGACTTGGTTCTTGCTCTCTCCGTAGTGCTGCTGGTTCCATTTGCCCGCCAGCCATTGACGGTAACGCGCTTGGATGTTGGCAAGGTTTGCGGTTTGCGGCGTTGCGTTATCCACGATCTCTAACCCTTGCTCCGCCAATCGATGCGCGGCCAGTTCGCGTGCGTGCGCGAGAGCGCGGCTCCGTTCGGGCGTCTTTTCCGCCCACGCGTAAAAATCAATGGTTGTAATGTTCATGTCCCGCGCAACGTGC